CGCGAAGATGTTGCCGCCGAGCGCGTCGAGGATTTGCCGATCCCAGCCCGCAGGCGGCTCAAAGTCATCAGCCATCTGAATCAAGACATCGCCCGTCGAGCCGAGCGCGGCCACGTTCCACGCCTGCACCGAGTAGCCGCCCTGTGCGGAGATTGTGCAACGGAATCGCCGCAGCTTGTCTTGGGATTCTTCATCATCGGCGTCGATGGCAAAGATGTGCTCAACGGCCAGCGGATTCTCGGCGCGAGACATCCACAAATTCATTGCCTGTATTGCCTGCGCCCAGCGCCCGCGCGTGGCGTGCAACAGAGAAATGCGGGGTTTGCCGCCTTCCTCTAGCATCTTCGTTTCGATCTTTGCGGCCTCGTCCTCGTTGCCCGCTAGCCTGTGCGCCCATGCGAGGGTCGCGTAGCCCTTCCAGTTGTAGCAATCGGGGCGGTGCGTCCATTCCGGTATCTTGGGCAGCGGTATGGTCAGCGTATGCTCGGCGGTCTCTAGTGCGCCCTCCGTCTGCCCTGCGTCCATTTGCAGCAAGGCGAGGATGTTGTGCGCCTCTCGGCGTTGCGGGTTGAGCTTGATCGCTCGCTGGCATAGGTCTTGCCCGTGAGCGTTTTCCCCGGCGAGCAGGGCGAGGTTGAGCATGACCTCGTAGCGATACACTCCGTCCAAGTCCTGCATCCGCAAAGCCTCTAGCCCGTAGCGCACAGCCTCGTCGCGCTTGCCGAGGAGGTAGTATTCATAGTGCAAATAAAACGCTAGGTGCTGCGCCTCTTGGTAGCGCCAGCGAAGGATGTTGATGTTGCGTTCCTGCGATCCGGTTTTCTCGCCTAGCGGCTCATGGATGACCCGGATGTTGCGATTGACCCGCACCTTGAGCGAGTCCTTGTCCTTGTCGTTGCTGACCGGGACGCATTTTTCATGCACACCGTGAAACCATGCGGCGGTTCCGGTGCGGAATAACCTCTCGCGCCAAACGGCCTTGCCGTGATTGGGCAGGACATACTCGGCCAGAATCCAATCCTCGGCGGTTTCCTCGCAGGCTTGGCGGATCGTCTCGCCCATGCCTTCGGGCAGCGTATCGTCGCAGTCCATCCACATTAGCCAATCTGCCCCGGTATCCGCGCCAAGCTGAAAAGCCATGTTCCGCGCTGCGGCGAAATCGTCCACAAACGGCCACGCTGCGGTGGCGGGGCTGTTGCGGTATTCCCCGACAATGCAACCGCGCTCACGGGCAACGTCAAGCGTTTGGTCGGGGGTCTGGCCCCCTACGGCGCGGACAACAACAACGATATCGGTTACGGAGAAGGCAGAGTCGAGGGCGCGATCAATTAGCCCCGCCTCGTTGCCTGCAATCAAGCAGACGGCAATTTTCATCTGCCCGAGGGCGACTGTCAAAAAGCAGAAACCCCGCCTTCCGGCGGGGTCTCAGTGAACACACAGAACAGTTTTTTAGGCGTAGGAGGTGTCGATGCCGATGGCGCAGCTGGTGTCGATCAGCTTCTCCGCCGTGTTGTGGCGGCAGCGGATGACGTTGCTGCGGCGAGCCTCGTCGCGGTAAGTCTCGGTGACCAGCGGTGTCGGGCTATCCTCGTTCCATAGGAGGGTGCGACCCAGACCGCCAGCGGTGAACTCACCAGCGCCGAGCTTGGCGACGACAACCTTGGAGTTGCCCCAGATGAAGGAACCGGAGTAGCTCTGGCCCTTCTTCGCACCGTTCTTGGCAGCGCGACCGATGAGGACGCGCGAAACATTAAGAGCGGCGGCAACTTCCTCGGCGGAGGCAGGGCGGGCTTGCGCCACGTTTTTCACGGGGCCGAAGATGTTGTTGAGAAGCTTGGTGCTGCGGCGGATGCGGTTGAACACCGGGAGAGAAAGGATCACCGTGTCGGCAACCACGTTCTTCTTGGCGAGTTCCGTCATCGCGTCATCGACATCTTTGGCAACGTCGAGGGTATCGACCGAGCCAGCGGTGTAAGCGGCGTTTGCGCTGATCGCGCTGACGCTGCTACCGAAAACTAGGTCGGCAACGCGCTGCTCATGCGAGAGCATAAGCGAGTTGTTGAGGAAGGTCGCGCTCGACACTTCAACGTCAAAGTAGCGGCCAAGGTCAGCAGATGTCTCGTCGGGCAGAAGCTCTTCAAGTTCAAAGCTGGTGGTCGCGTAGTTGTCGGTGGTGAAGCGGCGAGTGACGCGCGAGCGGTTCGCGCCGGGATCGGTCTTCAGCGCGTCGAGGTTATAAGCCTCACCGCCGCCGAGTTCGATCTTCACGTATTCACCGGAGCGGGCGGCAACCGAGTAGATCGGAAGCACCTCAAGGCCGATGAAGGGAAGGGCGTTGCTGTTGCTCGCCGCCTCGAAAACAGCTTGGCTGATTTCCGCGCGGGGAAGTGCGTTAGAGTTTGCGTATGCCATGATAGTAGTCTGTTAGATGAAGGGCTTCGCAGGAACGGCGATCTCGATGATGTCGTTGGTTGTGCCAGCATTGATGGCGTATCCCATTGAAATTCCACCAGCAGAGGCAACCTTGCCATCGGCAATCGCGTGAACGATTCCGCCAACCGCAACGCCTGCGCCCGAAACGGTGGCGAGGAAGGTGGGGTGAAAGAGTTTGACGTTCACAGTCTGATCCGCCGAAGCGTCATCTTGTGTGAACCCGATGGCGGCTCCGTTGGTTGCAGCCACGACTTCGTTTTCCGTGGTGTGCAGTTTGACCAAGCGGAACGCGCTGATTGCAACGTCAGCGACGAAGCTGCGGTTTAGGGAGTCAACTTGTGATGCCATAGTAGTTTTAGGTTAGAGAGTGCGGATACCGCTGTTACGGGCAGCGATGAAAAGATCAGGGAAGCGAGCGATGACGGCTTTGGTGGCCGATGTGCCGCTCAAGCCTTCGGACTTAACGAGGTCGAGGGCTTCGTTGAAATTGGTAGGAGTCTTAGGCTCGGCCTTGACTTCGGTGGCAACGGCAACCGAAACGGGCTTTGCGCCGAAATTGGCGACGAGGGCTTTCAGTTCGGAGACTTCAGCGGCCAGCTTGGCGCTCATGTCTTCCTTTTCTTCGTCGTGCTCGACCATCGCTTTGTCTTCGGTCATTTCCTCGGGCTTGTCCTCGGTCATTTCCTTCTCTTCGTCCACTTCAAGAGCGGCGAGCTTGGCCTGCATATCGGTCATTTCAGCGATGACCGGGGCCAGAGCGGCAGCGATAGCGTCAGCGATTTGCTTTTCGTCCATAGCCTTTTTCTCGCTGTCAACCTTGGCGCTGAAGAGGCCCGTGGGATTCGCGGCAGGAGCATCGACCAGATCGGCGCTGTAAATCTCCGTGCAGCGGGCAAAGACAATATCGTTGTCGCTCTCTTCGTGCTCGCCCGTGAAGCTGATCGAAAGGCCAAACGTGTCGGGCATAAGCTCGGCCATTTCCAAGATGCGCGGGGTCGCATCGTGATTCTTGAGCAAGTAGAGGTCGGCGCGTAGCTGATCGCCGTCGATGCGGAAGTTCTTCAGTGTGCCGACAATCTCGTTGAATCCGGTGTAGTGATCCGTCTTCACCTTCAACCCACCCGCGTAAGTCTCGGCGGCGGCTTTCACTTCAACCAACGTCTGCGCGTCGATTTGCAGTCCGTGGCCTTTGGCTTCGCCAACCGTAATAACGCTAACGTCAGAAATGGTTGCAGCCTGCGCGTCGATCTGTCCTTGAAGAACAGCGAAGTCGGTCTTGGTCATGCAAGACGCAATCTGTCAAAAGGTGGAGGCGGGGGGCTTTCACCCCCGTGCCAGACTCCGCAGAGTCGGTCGAAGCAATCGCCCCCGTTAAAGTTTAGCCTTCATCGTCATCGACGGCATCCATCTGTGCCGCGCGGGCCGCAGCCCATGACGCGCCCGCATCGCCGCCCCACAAGGCCCACGCGATACGGCCAGCAGACGGATAACCGTCCTGCCCCGGCTTAAATCCTTCGCCCTGCTTATCGACTTCGTGACGGGCAAAATAGCTATTCATGCGGCGAATCGTGTCCGGTGAAAGATTGGCGCGGTTCATCAAGTCACGCGCGCGGGCGACTCCGACTTCCGTTCCTCCGCGTCCGTATTCCTCGCGCCACTCAAGGCCGCGCTTGGCCTCGACCGCGAGAGCGGCGGTTGGCTTAAAATTGATGTGCGCGTATTTTTTGGGGATCGCAAACTGCGATAGCTCCTGTTCCGGTGCGGAAGGCACGGGGGCCGTTACCGGGGCGCGGTTGGGATCGGTAGCGATAGACTCCTTGCCCCCGCTAATCTCGGCAGGGCTTACATCCATTTCTTCCGCGAGGTCGCGGATATACGCCGCCTCTTTAGCGCGCTGCCTCATGCTGGCCTGCCAATCGTGGCCTGCCTCACCGTAGAGTTCGGCGGCGGTCGCCAGACCCATGCGCCAAAGTTCAATGTCGGCGCGAGCATCGCGGCCCGCGTCGATGCTAACCGATCCCGGCCATTGCCATTGACCGAGTGTGACTTCGGGGCGGTTAGGCAGGAGACGCTTTGCGGCAGCATCCATCAAGGCGAGGCGAACCACCTTGTTCAAGAACTGCGCCTCCAACTGATAGCGCCAGAAATCAAACGTGCGCTCGGCCTGCCGCAAATCCTTACGCGCTTCCGGGCCTGCGCTGGTGCGATCGAGGATAACGCGAGCGGAGGCACCAAGGGCGCGGCACATCCGGTTCTCCAAGTATTGCACGAAGTTGGCGAAGGCGGCGGCAGGGCGGTCGCCGCTCTTGAACATCTCCATCGACTCGCCCGTATTCAGATAGTTAATGCGCCCCGGCTCCAAGGCGGTCAGCTTGATCTCGTTGCCAAACTGGTCTTTCTCTCCGCGCAGCACAGAAGCAAGTTCTTCATCCGCGCCATACTCGGTCTTGACCACGCCCGCCTGTGAGGAGGCCCACCGCGCAGCGAGCTTTTCGTATTCGATCAAGTCTGCTACGTCCTGCGCGTCATCCAGCATCGGGGCGAGAACCGAGCGGCCCCGGTATTCGTCGGGGCGGGTGAAGTTGGCGATGTGGCAGAAGTTCTCCGCGTCGATTTCCTCAAAGCTCAGATAACGCCCTGAGCGGTCGCGCTCATACACTCGGTATTTGAGCGGACGCCCGCGCGGGTCGATCTGCACCCCGCCGATATAGGCCGTGTCGTTAAGGTCGAGGTCGATGTCCCGCCCGATCCGGTCGGCGGTCACGGTCTGAAGTTTGAGGTCTTCGCCGTCGCGGACAAGGATCACGCCGCAATCGCCATCGACCAGCACAGCGCGAAAGACGAGTTGCGTAAGGCAAAGGAGCGAGTGGCGTCCGGTCAAGTCGCAGTTGGCGAACCATTGATTCAGATACGCCTCAACGTCTTGATCGAGGGCCGTGTCGCCCGTGCGGGCTTGGTAGGAAAGCGTCCCTGCCGTGTGAATGACGAAGTGCGTGAGGATCGCGCGGACGGTGGAAAAGTTATCGTCCAAGTCGCGCGCACGGCGCATGAGTCGGATGCGCTCGGTCGTGCCGCCGATTTCCTCGGCTGGCATATTCTGCCGTGGCTGCGGGCGGGCGCGGGTGACCTTGGCCGCATCAAAACGCCCGAAAGCGGTTAGCTTCTGCCGCGCCACCTCTCGGCGCAAGGCCGTGCGGGGGCTGAACAGGGCAATGGTCTGGTCGATCAGATTCATGAGCGGACGCCCGAAAAGTCAGCGTAGAGGGTGCGGCGGCGAGTGCCAGAGGCGCGGGTCAGCGCGGCTTGAATATCGCCAAGCGTGTTCCGCATCTCGGTCAGATTGGCGCGGGACAGGCTGCGACCGCCGATAGAATACGAGACGCCGTTAGTCGCAACGGCTTTGATGGCGGCAACATACTCGTCGCGCAACTCCTCAAGAGTCGCAACGGGTAAGCCGTAAAAGTCGGAACGCGCCATGCTTTTGCCAAACTGTCAAAGGCCAAGCAATCGCAGGATGACCCGACAAGTCGCCTCGACCGACCAGACAAAGCCCAAGGCGGCGAAGCAGAACAGCAGGATCGGGATTGCCATGCTCCCGCGCGGGTGGTCGTTCACAATCCAAACTCCGTCTTGAGTTGCATTGCCAGTTTCGCCAAGCGGTCGAACTCGTAGAGAAAGTCGCGGGCCGCGTCACGTTGCCACTCGGAGGGCAAGCGGTATTGCGTCTTGAACGAAAGCGTAAAGGGCGGGCGATCCTTCTCCCCTTCCCCGCCTTCGGCCTTCGGCTCCGGTTCGGGCAGGATGCCCGTGATTCGGTAAGCGTCATTCAGCCCCTTCGGGTTCTCGTTCAAAAGCGAATCCAGATT